TATTGACCTCCAGGATATCCATTAGCCATTTGAATACATGCATTGGCAACAATCAAGTTTTCAGCGTTCAAATAAGTTAAAGTGTCTGTAATGCTCACATTACCAGCTACTACGATATCTCCCGTGACATTAAGGTTACTCGATTCAATCACAACATTACCATTTTTGAAAACGGCAACATTGGAAATACCATCACCGTCATCACCCACCACAAGCTTGTTTCCTACAGCGGTATTGGTGGAGTAAGTATTCCCAGTAATCTTCAATACGTTAGACCCAACGCTATCCACAAAGAATTTATTATTTGTAGTTTTGAGAATATTCGATGTAATTACATTTGTGGAAGCTACATTACCCTTGACTGTTACGATGTTGGTAACGGTACGATCAATAACAAATCGGTCTGTACCAACCTGGAAATCGTGGGATGGATCTTCAACGCCAATACCAATTTGTGTGGAAGTAAAACGAGCGACATTCGTAAAACCTGACAATTCTAGATCGCCTGTAGCACTCAACTCACCACTGAGAGTGAGATTGGAAACCGTGAGTTCATCGGCTGTAATCTCACCTGCTTGGATACTTGCGACACCCGAAATAATATCCTCTTCTCTGGGTGCAGCATCTAAACTACTGACATAAATCTGGCCAGCTGTGACGAGAATGCCATCCGCTTGTGTCGCCATATACATTAATTACCGAATAAAATTCCAGCTAATCCATCCTTGATTCGAAGTACATTATAATTGACGGCATACACATACATGTACGAACGATCAACTGCCTCGACCCCTCGGAGTACAAGTTTCGCATTGTCCAGACGACTGAAGTTACAAGAACCAGATGGATTATACTCGGATGCATTCATACAAAAGTGATACGCAAAATAGCGAGTGAAAGTGGGTGAGTGTGTAGGGTTGTTGAAGTGTGTTCTGCCATAATTTGATTTGTAATAATTTTGTACTGTGTGAAAATATACTGGACTCATATTTTCAAAAAGAGGGGTACCATTTAAATACATATCTGCATTGATAAACGTGAAACGATCTGATGCGGGGTTAGTTGTGGAAGCCCCAAACCCAAAGAACAATGATTTCACTGGATGGTTAAATGATGATATATCAAGGGTATTGTACCCACCCGATTCGGTTATATTATCTGTGATTGCATTCAACGGAAACTCTACTCGCTGCGACTGTGTAATGACGAAGTCCATCGAACGTTTTACAAGTGTCTCTCTTTCTTCTGTGTCGAGATATATGTAATTTCCGTACATATACGCTTTCTTTTCAGATTCGGGGACCAATGCAAGATTTGATTCATCAAAGTTTATACGTATTTCAACTTGATGATTTTGAAGTGCCACCAGAGGTAAAAATGCTTTGTGGTCACAAAAGAAAAAATGTAATGGTAAAAATTGTTTGTTTGAAAGGGAAGCTTTAGTATTCAATTCTTGTGATTTATTGTATGTATCAGCTAAATAATTAGGCCAAATCTCACTATAGTAGTCGAAATGTTGTGAATCAACTTTTTGACCACCAATGAAAAGATCAATCGTTGATTTGTAAAAAAGATTAGATGATATATTATCGTCACTATTGCTACCCGATTCGAACCAAATACCATTTATGGCATCACCCAAAACTGGTATGGTTATAGATGTGTCGCTATCGGTAATTGTTTTTATGTACTTGGGCGCTTGAGAAAAATTCGTATGCCGAGTAAATTTCATACGAAAGAAAGAATGTCCCTCATCACTCGTGAGGTACATATCTTGAACACCTTTGGAGACGAGTTGTATTAATGCACCAGACATTTAATAGTTATTCAGATTATAAAAATAGACACTTTCCCTGAGGGAAGTCGCTCTTCTTCTCCTCCGCAACCTTCCCATGAATTTTGAAACCACCTTGTCTGTAGACTTTCATTCGTTTATAATACATCGCTGTGAAGATCGACCATGGATCGTGAACATCATAAATATGAGGATCGTTTTTCTTCCCCTTCGTCTCTCTCATGATACGACCGATACTTTGAGTAATATCTGACTTTGGAGATGCCAATATAACAGTATCTAGGGTTGGAATGTCCAAACCTTCGTGGGCTTGACTAAACGTTGCAAAGATGATCTTCTTCTTCGAGGACTCTTGAAGTTGAGCTTCCTTCATACCACCCATGTAGAGTCCAGATGTTTTAGGAAAACATTGATGAAGAAATTCACAATGCTGTCTACGATCACTGAGAACGAGGAGCTGTCTCGTTCCAGATGATGCCTTTTTTACAAGTTCAACCAACATCTTGTTTCTCGAACGATCTTCCACGAGTTCAGTGATCATGTTGGGCATTGAAATTTTACCGTTTCTCATGGATGGTGGTGGATTTCGATAGTTTGGTGAATCAAATGTCACGGGAAATACTTCAACCTGTTCCTGATTTTTTCGTTCAACCGCAAAAAATGTGGGACCCATGAACCAATGAAGCACTTTGGTAAGACCATCTTTTCTTTCGGGTGTTGCAGAGAGACCATAAATGTGTCGAGGACAGAGTTTAAATAAACTTTGACTGAATACTTTAGCACAAATATGATGTGCCTCATCCACGATGAGGGTTCCGATACTCTCAAAGTCTGTGAAACTATACTCCTTCAGGGATAGGGATTGAAGCATCGCAATGACGAAATCGCAATTAACTTCTTTTTTGTCCTGTTGAACAACTCCGATTGTGGCACCTGGACAAAATTGTTGTATTCGCTCTCTCCATTGGTCAGCCAAAAATTGTTTATGTACGACAATCATCGTGCGATACCCCAACTTACATGCTATGGCCAAGGATACCGTTGTTTTGCCGTACCCACATGGTAAGGAAAGAACGCCATGACCTGCTTGAATCGCTGCTGCCATTGCTTCGTTTTGATGGGTGGCGTCTCGGAGTTGTCCGATGAATCGTGTTTTAATTTTGGTGGGTTCTGGTCTCTTGTCTTGTTGAGGCTCTCCAAGTTTATGAGTTCCGTAGAATCTTGGAACGCAGACTCCATTCTTAGTTGGTCGGAAAACTTTGAAAGGCGGTGGAGGAAATCCATAATCTCCGTTGACTACTGGTCTTACCGTAAGTTCTTTTTTTATTTCTTGGATTGGACCCGAATCCACCAAATATCCGGTTCTTGTGAGAACCGTCATACTATATTTATTTAAAGAGTACAAACTTTAAATAAATACAATGCCCGTCGTTGACGTTGATGAGAATATTAAGAAGCTTCGTATGAACATTGATCAGTTCACCCAGGAGGTGTTTCGTCTTCAGGGTATGCTCCAGGTTTTTCAACGTTTTAAGAGAGGAGGTCTCGATATAATTGATCTACCTATCAATCCCGATTCCGATGAAGAGGTACAAAATAATTCCTCTTCCAATGATAAAATGGAAAACTCGATAAAACCAGCCGAAAATGTATCAAAGACTGAAATTTCACCCGAATTATTAGCTATGGGTGCAAAAATGTTTGGTGCTATGAAGGATAAATAATCAGTGTTGTATAGTTTGAAGTACCCAAGAGAAGCCCGAGTAATTTCCAACATTCCAACTACCTTTGAAGTCCACCACAACTTCGACTTCATCACCCTTTATAAGAGACTGCAGTGGTCGTCCTTTGACTTCACACATCACTCTCCTATAACGGAAAGGAACTTTAACGGTGAGAACCCTCCCATCTAGAGGATTGTCGACATTTTGATTCACTATATGATGAGCTCTACTCTCGTGCATCCTCTCCACGATCTCCGCAGCTTTGAGGGGTATCGTGAATCGTATATACTTCTTGTTATTGAAATCATACATTGGTTCGTATACCTTGGCTAATAACTTCATAGATTTCTATTACGATACACTAGAATTAAAACTATAAGCACTACAAAAATAATGGATAGAACTTGTGAAAGAAGAATGGGTTGAAGTGGTTCCCTCGTTCCAAATTGTTCATGACACAGTGCTCTCGAAACCTCTACCGCAGCCTCGATACTCGAATACGGTGTATTCCTCGGCGACATCATGCCACACATGGCAACCTTTGAGCACTTTCCAAAGAAAGGGAGTTGACCATGAAGACTAAGCACTCCCGAAGACTGCGAGAAATCCCATGTTTTTCCGTTCCATTCAGCACCCCAACCGATGCGTATTTCTTTAGGTTCGGGAAGTTTGAGTTGTTGGAGTACTTCGGCCTTCAACGTGTCGGGATCAGACGTGAGAATGTCTTCGGTGAGATCACATATAACACATGATACTGTTTTACCATCCGCAAGAACTTTGGGTTGTAAATTCCATTTAGTAGATGTGGCTATTTCGAGATCGGATTTTATCTTGATTGGATCTTCATAATCGATAAGAACGTTTATGGCGCCATATGTACTTTCCCTCACCTTTTTATCGGCGTCAGGTCCCCAATTGTCAGCCAAAAGTTTGAGAGCAGGACTGTTATCGAGACACAAAAAAAGCATATCATCTTGTAATCTTGTGCCATTCGAGAAATTCGCTATGTATGCGTGTTCATCATACGCTATACGTGTAAGTTCGGCACCGAACACAAAGTTTCCACCAGCTGCCATGACAGCCTCTTCCATCGCATCGCACATGACTTTTCCAGAAACTCTTTGTGTGTAAGGTTTGGAGAGGCCGACATGGTCTAAATTTTTTACAAATTCATAGGCAGACATGACGTCCCAAGTGACACCATCCATGATGAGTGGAAGGTGTTCAACGACATCCTGCCCCCTTTTTGATAAAGTTCCAACAGCCTCTTTCAAAGAAATTGATTTATACTTTTTAGGTTGAACAAGTACTCGAGCGAATAAGGAAATTAAAGTTCCATAGTCCCTTAGACTGAGAGAACGTAAAACAAAACCAACGTGTTCTCCGTTGTCCTTAGCTTGAAACATCGTATCCCATGAGATGCCCATCTCATTGAAAAGTGATTGTGTGTTCACAAATGCGCGGTCGAATACAATTCTATGTGCGTGTAAATCTCGAACGTCCTCATCTGGTTCCCACCAAGAACCACCTGCCGAAGTTTTACGATCATATATGGTGACTTCGTGGTCACCCGTCCTGAGGAGTTCCCACGCAAGTGACATACCCGTAGGTCCAGCACCGACTATATGAATCCTCATTCTACTTTTAAGGGATATATAAATTTTCATGCATCGTCGTATACAATCCAATGAGTATCATCGTGAGCCAAAGTTGAATAGACATGTACATCCTTCCTTGATAGAGAAGGAAGACGGTCAATATGAGATGCATGGGGATTGGTTTTTCTGGTCCATATTTCATATGAAATCCTGTCGTCGCAGCGATGGTCAGAATGAGAGCACTCATGAAAGAAGATCGAGAGGGTCTCAGTAAAAACCATGAAATGAATAAAAGTGCCACATAGGATATGAAGATTGAACGTCGTCCGAGTTCCTCCTTACTATCCACGATGGCCAATTGTTCACCTTTTATGAGTTTCGATTCCCAGTGAGGACCCAAGATGAGGTAGGAACAATACAAAAGTAGAAACACCCACCACATATATTATATGAATCCAGTTTTTTTACGCTCATCTGGAGTTTTAAGTGTATACATGATAACCAAAAATATCATTGTAGATATCAGCGCATATTCTATATCACGAGTGGCGGTGAAAGCGATAACCATGAGAGATACGAATCGAAATAATTTATTCTCGAAAAATGTCATGAGACGGTCTGGGATTTTAAATGCATTCCCCGAAAAAAGACCTTGATAAAGAATGATGAGTGAAAATAGAATAGGTTGTGTTTGTATAAATGTTTCAGCTGGTCGTGTCACAGGACTGAATAAATTGGCGATCTTTACCATTTATGTAAGTTAAGAGAATAAAAAACTTTACAAAAAGTAGGATGTTATGTGTTTCAACACATCGGGTTCCAGTGAGAGTGTCAAACAGGAAACTGAAAACATGGAAATTTGCTGGTAAATTTTTGTGGAAAAACGCAACTGTACAAAATAAAGCTGAACTTGGTCGGTGGACGAGGGACGAACTTCTCGAACTTGGTCCAACTTTTGTAAAATTAGGTCAAATCGCTTCGACGAGAGTGGATCTCTACCCACCCGAATTTACAAAAGAGTTGGAATCTCTTCAAGACAATGTCCCTCCCGTGGAATTCGACACCGTTGTAAACAAAGACATATTCAGAGAGTTTGATCCAGTGCCATTCAAATCAGCTAGTATCGGACAGGTGCACATGGCGGTACTTCATAATGGTCAGAAAGTTGTCGTTAAGATAAAAAGACCAGGAATTCTCGACATCATGAAAGAAGATACGGATAACATACGAACTATTGTGGAGTTTCTAGAACGCATTGGTATCGACACGGGTAATAGTTCTGGTTATGTTCTCAATGAATCAATCGAGTACCTTTTGGGTGAAGCTGATTATCATCAGGAGATTGACAATGCCATAAAGTTCAGGAAAAGTATGAAAGATGTCGATTGGGTGAAAGTTCCACGGGTCTATAAGAAGTACTCAAATGATGACATGATCGTCATGGAATATGTACCATCCACGAAGTTGACTGAAATCACAGATCCCAAAGTGAATAAAAAGAAAATCTGTGAGGCTCTCATCAATTCATATGTCATCCAAACGATGGATAACGGTCTTTTTCATGCCGATCCACATCCAGGTAATTTAGGGTTTTCATCTAGGGGTAAACTTGTATTTTATGATTTTGGGTTGCTTGTAACATTGTCTGAAGAATTGCGGGATGGGTTTAAAAGTTTATTTGGTTTTATCATCACGAGAGATACTGCGGGGATTGTAGATGTTTTAATTAAATTAGGTGTCATTGTTCCTACAACATCGGATGTGTCTGATATCGAACTCTTTTTCGAAACTATTTTGGGTTA